ACACTTTATTTAAAAACTTAATGAGTTGTTCTAAATCAATATTAATTTGTTGCATCGAATATACTCGACCACTCTTTTAGTTTTACTTGTTTATAATTCATAGCAGCAATCATAGATTCCTCATCAATTACATTCTGGTCAATTAAAAGATTAATCATACAAAGTACCTGACCCACTTCCATGGTCAAACACTCTTTAGTTGAAGCAGAATCTTCCGTTGGATAACGTGAATCAAATCCAAAACGTAAAATTTTGGAAACCGATTGAATTACTTCTGCACATTCTTCTTGTAAAATTACAAGTGTTTCTTCTGTTTCTTTATTCATATTATGCCTCACTCAAAAATGTTGGTTTATTTCCTCTGTCAATATAATCACTAGCAAATTTAGTTGCTTCTTCTTCGGTCATAAACACTTTATTAAAACTAGATGGATAATCTTGTGAGCCATAGTTCACCATATAATATGATTTATCTTCGGCTTCCATTACCGTTGCAGTAATTTTTCCATTAGCACCCATAAATGTTGTTAAGTCTTTCATGTTATCATTCCTATAAAACGATTTAAAACTACCCGATTACTTAATCGGTTCCCTGTGTATTTGCTGAAAGCCGAAACAAGACCACGGGTCGTTACATTCTCTTTCACTTCAAATTCAACATCATCATTAGTATCTAATGCGTTAGATCGTAACAAGTAATATTCATCAAAACCAGATGAAGTAACCACAGTTGCTTTGTTTTTACGGAATTCGATTCTTAAATTATTATAGAAAGAATCTGGTTTACCTGGATAAAACTTATACAACTCACGGCCAAGTTCACGACCAGACAATACATAAAAACCAAGGATGTTACAGTTAGTTCTTGCCTTCAGCATTTTTATATATGCGGCAGTTAATTCACGACTACGGTCATAATCTGGTATTTGTTCAAGTTTTGTGATAGGGTCACGGAGTATCAATTTCTTAATTTTCTTATAACCATCCTCATCAATCGTGGGACCAGAATTTCTATGGCCGATTCTTAATGGACGTTGGCCATCACGGAGCTGTTCATCAGTCATCTTATAGTATACTTCATTATTAGAATGGCCATCACCATCAGTTAAGAATACTGTATTTACAATTTGTAATTTGTATCTTTTCTGAAATTCTGGAACAATCTTCATAGCAGAGATAATTGTTTCATTCAGAGGTGTACCACCACGACCAAACCAGTTCGGTCTCCAAAAGCGATTTGAAACTTGTATAAGTCCACTTCCAGCATTTTTAAATTCACCAGCAGACATTCTACTAGACAATATGTTCAATAGATTAAATCGATCTAATTTAATATCACCTTCTTTAGATGATCTTTCAAGCTTCCCATAGTTATCAAGATAATTTTCATCATGGTATTCTGAACTGAAAGCATATACCTCAAAAGGAATATTTACTTTTTTACAGAACATTACCAAATTGATTAATTGTTTGACTGTATTATCAATGTGAACACCCATAGAACCAGACCAATCAAGGAACATAATTAGACCATGTGATTTGGCGCCAGGAACTACTGTAATTTTTTTGAAGATATCATCAGTTAATTGATATGCATAAATCCTATTCATATTCAATTCACCAGTTTTAGCAATTGATGCACGTTTTAACTGGTCAGCATTTTTACGGAGTTCAAATTCCTTGGCAAGATAACCAACAACTTTCTTGGAATCATTTCTTATTTTTTGGAATTCTTTTTTGGCAGAATCACTAATATATCCATCCACTGCGGCTTCACTATAGAATCTTTTCCATAGAACTTTATGTTCAATAATAATATCATTCAAATTTACATTCGGAATATTACCATAGTAATATGATTGACTATCTTTAGAAAACAATTTTTGTTCATTCTGGCGATATGCTTCATCTGTGAATGATTTCAAATCTTCATCTTGTATTCCGTTTTGATGGCCGGTTTGTGTATCATCTGTTGAATCTTCGGAAGAATCCTCTTCATTCGAATCTAAATCCATATCGATATCTTCATCACCAGTCAACTCACCATCTTCGTCCAACTCTACATCTTCGAATTCATCTTCACCGTTTTCATCTTCTTGCAGTTTAGATAATTCTTTGGCATTCTTCTTGCGTTGTTCTTCAGCAACTTCTTTCATGTATTTTGTAATAATACGGGTAGTCTCAATCACATTATCATATGATTCTGTTTTCTCAACCAAATCAACAAGAGATTTTTCATATTCTGTAAATTTGATACCTTGTGCGGCACCACCTTTAGTGTATAGGTTTAAACGGTCAATAAAATTCAATTCATTGAGGTCTACACCTGCAGTACCGAAGAAATTTTGTTCAATCAATTCACGATATGCACGTACAAAGCTAGAACGAATACCAGGATATTTGTTTTTGACCTTACGTTCAATACGGCAATCTTCTACCACGTTTGCGATAGACATAGAAATTTTTTCATCTCTTGCTCTTTTCATTCCTTCTAAAGGAGTGTAAAGTGCGTGACCCACTTCATGTCCCATAAAAAGGTCATAAAGGAATGCAGAAATATTTTTATCTAGCGTAGGAACGGTAAGCACTCGACTTTGTACATCAAAGCTTGCCGTTGCAACATTGCGTTGCTCTACGATTAAGTTCTCTGTTGCCATTAATTTGGCCAAAAGTGATTTTGATTGAATGAGTTCCATTTAATTTCCAAAATTATTGATAGTGTTCTTTAAGTTCTTGATAGTATGACAAGTCATTTTCCATTCCAGTCAATGCTGCCCATTTACGAATGACAACATCCAAGCGTTTCCACGCAGGAATCTCATCATCATCAACTTTTGCATCAAACCAAATGTTTTGTTTATCTTCATTCATATATATTTCCTATTTTATTGTAAATTTTCATAATTATCAAAGAGCATTCCTGCTTTTTTTGCTTTTCCGAGCACTTCAACAGCGCTTATAAATTCTTTAATTTGCTCAATTGACATTTTTTCGAGCATTTTTTTCACTTCTGACCAATCTTCTTGCAATTTTTGCGACATTTTTTACTCCTAAAGTCATTTTTGCGATATTTCCGTTTAATTTTCTTATCTCCGCATAGAAGAAATGTCCTTTGCTTCAGAATCGTTAAAAATAGGCACAGCATTCGACTTGTGCATAGTGCCGATACCGATAATCTTGTCACCGGTGTATCGATTTTGTTGGGGTTTTGTACAAGCGCTCATATTGTCTGGATTTTTGCTTGGGTAATAAACTGTTTCCCGCACAAAAGACTTAGGACTGAGGCTAGAGATGGATCCTGCGCTTTTTGACAAATACGCAGTAGTTTTGGTAAACTTTGGAAATGGTTTATTTACTGATTTCAACCATTGTTCATATTGCTCTTTTTGAGCTCTTGGTGTTTTACGCTTTTTGGATTTTGGAACATAACCGTAAATTAACATAATAGTTCTCCGTACAATTGAGATTCTATTATACATTAAATTAGGTCACTTGTCAAGCCGTCTGTTGTATTTTAACAACGCTGTGTTTTGTGGTACCATCCAACGGATATCACCGTCCAATTAAAATCTTTTGACTTTCCTTGGCACACTATCTTTATAATCTTCAAAATATTCATTGAATTCTCGGTTCTTCAATCTTCTTATCTCGGCTTGGTCATGCCGCTTCTTTTTCTTCACTACAAAATTATAATCATCATTATAGTCTTTTTCCGTTCGGAATTTTCCTACTGATTTACTCACTTCTTCTTCTCCTATTTCATGGTTTCAAATGTTATGCCTCTGATTTTAGTTTCAGGCATATTGTGCATATCCTCTTGCGAGATATATGTAATTTGGGAATTGGGGTAACATATTTTTATTAGTTTGAGTAATTGGCAAACTGTACCATCTGTATCATTGAATGTAAAGATTTCATCAACATATTTTAAACTTTTTACTATTTGGCTTCTTGTTTCAAAGTCTTGTAAATATCCACCTTGTGTGTATGCCGCCCACCAGTCGGAATGAATACCGACAACCAACAGGTCACCTTTTTTCTGGCACCTTTTTATGAAATTTAAATCCTCAATAGTTAGAGAATCAAATGTGCCACTTATAACAGTGATTCGGTCTTTGCGGTGCATTTATGGTAGTAGGTCTGGAAAAGCCTCTTTAACAAATTTATAATCTAATCCTTTAACGCCTTGGTCTTTTTGGAAAATACCTAAAACGACTTCAGCTTCACGGGGTTCAAGTGCTTCTAGTAGTTGTAGTAATAGTTGTGTTCGTTTTTGTTCTGTTAATTGTTCGGCCGATGGATGGCCTTTTTGGAACAAATATAATTTTCTAAGTTCGGTAGATAACTGAGTACCAGAAAGTCCTGGTAGCATATCAGTAGGAATCTTATAATTGTCCGGCATTTCTTTAATTAACCATTGAGAATTTGGATGATAGGTTAAAGCCAAAACATCAACAAGAGTTTTTGACAGATTCTTTTCGATTACTGCCATTCTCTCTTTTTTATTTTTAGCCAACTCAAACTCATCAAAAATTTCATATACATTTCTCATT